CGTCAGAGTAACGGCCTGACCCGACGAGATAGCCGTCGAGTTGATGATGATGTCGGTGCCAGACGTGCCGACCGTCAGGCCAGAAGCGATCACCGTGCCGCTGCTATTGCGCAGTTCCGCAAGCGCCGCCGTGCCGGTAGCCGAAGCCGTCGCGTTAATCGGAACGCCAGAAAGCGTCAGGACGCCGCCGGAAACCGTGCCGGTGGCGGAATTGAGGGTGAAGGTCACGAGAACGCCTGTCGCGCCAGACAGCGCGGAGGTGCCGATGACAAGCGAACCAGCGGAAGCCGTGCCGGTGGAAGCAGCAGCCGTCTTGTTAGACACAAGGTCCGCAACAAGCTGCATACGGTTATTTTTGAGAGTGGTTGAATAGGTAACAGACATATTTACTACTCCTAGAAGCTGCGGCGCGCGGCGACGAGCTTGGTCTGCGAGCGAACCGCGCGATCCGCTTCAACTTCGATGTCTTTGAGGATGGTCTGGTAAGCGTTTTCCCAAAGCGCGATGCGCTCATCGGCTTTCAGATAAGGAGCCGAATGAACGAGGGAGCCGTAAAGGTAGAGATCGGGATAACGCGTCAGAACCCAATTTTGCGGGTTCGTCGTATTGAGTGGCGTCAGACGATTGTAATACCACATGTCTAATGTGGTCGGCGTCGTCGTTCCCGGCAGAGGAATGATGCGCAGGCGATTGCCCATGATTGTGTAGTAGATCGGGACGCCAGCGGTCGTCGTGACAACGTAAGGCAGCGTGTAAGGGTAATCATTCTGCGTCTGCGGAATGAAACCCTGCGACATGATCTGCTTGGTCTGTTCCGGCGACAGATAGTCGATGACCTGTGACGTGTCTTGGTCCATCAACTGAAACATCGCCACAAAATCATTCGGCAGCGGCGAATAATTCTGCACGACCGACGCCTGTGAGCGGGTCATCATGTAGGGGTGCTTCAAACGCGCCATGTCGCGCTGGATGCGCGTCGTAGCGAGCTGCACAAAATTTGGGATGCCGGTCGTCAAATCCTGACGATTAAGGAAATCCGCAATAGCGGTGCAAAGACCTTGGTAGGTCGTCGTCAGGGTGGGGTCGGCGTAAGTCGTCATACCGTGAACTCACGCGTGCGGTATGGCGCGGCTTCAATCGAGTTAAGCCATTTGCGGAAGCGGTCTCTGTCTTGCCAGATGCCGCGTTTCAGCAGGTCATACTGGACGACGACCGGGATCGTTGCGACGGGGGCGATGTCGCCCAACTTTTGATGCTGCGACCAGACACCCCGGCACTCATGGGCATATTGACGAATTTCAGTATCGTCTTGCTCATTCGTAAAGTGCATCACGCCATCGCTGTCGATTGACAGTTTTTGACGCGTCCGAGTGACCGGATCGTAGTCGAAGTTCTCGTCGGTAAGGGCGCGAAAACCGCTTTCCATGTCGTCCTCAGTATTTAATGTCTTGTAGCACAAAAGACAGGAGTGCCAAAGCCCTCCTGTCTTGTCTTAGACAAACTGTCTTACGACGTAGTCACGTTCGCAATAGTCGCGTGGGCCTTTTCGGTGTTCACGACCAGCGTGTATTCCACGAGCATCTGGGTTCTGCGGCTGTCGCCTGTCTTGGCGAGCGGGTTCCGCTGGAACGGACGCAGATACGCGATTTTCGCGTATTCCGGGTCGATCAGGTGGACAAACGTCTCGTTCGTAAAGCGGTTCGGGACGATGTCCAGATTGCCGAAGTCACTGACGTAGACGTCCGCAGCGCCAAGAATGAAGGTCTGCTTAGGAGCAGACACTTCCACGCGGTTTAGGGCGATACCCGAAAACGCGGAGAACTTCACTTTGTTGACCGGACCACACATCGCCATGCGGGCTTCGCCACCGTTCGTCCAAAGGCTCTGGAGAGCGGTCTTGAGCATCGCTTCGGTGAAGGCGGTTGGCGTCGTCAGGTTCGTCCAAGCAGCGTTCGGGTAGCCGTCCGTCGTGCCAGACAGCGTCGGAGCCGTCGCGCCGTTGGCGACGACGTTGGTCTTGATCCACGCAGGAAGACCCGCAAGTTTGCGCGCCGTAGACGAGTTACCGACCACCGCAGCCTGATTGGTGAGAAGGATTTTCTCCATATCACGTTTCAGTTCGCGGCCGCGCTTCGCCAGAAGGTAGGCTTCAAGCGTCTTCATGCCCGCCATGTCTACAGCGCCGGTCGTGCCGGTGACGTTAATCACCTTGTCCGAAATCTGCGAGTAGTTGCCGACGCGGTTGGCGCGCGTGAACGACGTGTCTGAGGCGTCAGCGCCTTCGACACGAGCATTTGTCGCGTCCGCAGCGTCGAGCGTATCGGTCTGCCATTCGTGGAACGTACTGTCACATTCCTCGCGGCCGATGTTGCTCATCAGGGGGGTCGACGTGGGGGATATGTTATAGATTATATCGGTTAAATCTTCGCGCATTGCGCCGGAGCCAACGCCCGACGGGTTGACGCTATAAGTGTAGGTAGTAGCCATGCCTGTCTTGCCTTTTTAACTACAGAAGCGAACGAATAGCCGCAGCGGCGTCTTCCACGCGGCCAGAGGATGCGAGACGTTTTCGGGCTTCTTGTGCGGGGCGCATGTTGCGCGCCTGCGGGGCGACAGGTGTCGGCTTCGGCTGGATGACTTTTTCCAGAGGCGTGTCTGGTCTGGGCTTCCTAGACACGAGTTCGTCGTATCTCATCGCCTTCCAAGCGGTAGCGACGGCGCGGGGGTCATACGCTTGGTCGATTTCCTCGTCCGAGTAACCAACCTTCGTCAGATAATCCCGCAGCTTGGGTCGATCCCGTTCAAACGCCTTCGGGTCTTTCCATGCCGGGACCAGTTCGGGGAGCCTGTCACGGGCGGAAGCGACCATCGCCTGCGCCTGTTTGAGCTGTTCCTCTTGCTGGACCTGCTGCACGCGGTTGAGTTCGGAGAACGCCGCGTTCAGTTTACCGACTTGCGCTTCGTAGACTTCCTTTTCACGGAAGTATTGAAGCGGGTCTGTGTCTAGCAGTTCAGGTTTCGGCGGCTGAGGCATCGCAGATTGAAGCTGCGTCGCCAGAGCCGGGAGCAACTGCGCATACTGCGACCGCTCCTGCTTGACCTGTTCTGCTTCCGCGTGGAACTCTTTACGTTCCCTCGCCAGAGCCTCGGTTTTCCGGGTGTAATCCGCCGTCCTAGAATAGCCCTTGAGCAGTTCGTCCAGCGGAACCTGCATCTCTTGTCCATCAACTTTGACGGAGTAGAGCTTGTTCGCCTCGTCTTGCTCCTCGGCATCCTCGTCGGGTGCGTCGGTGGAGTTCTCGGCCTCGTCTTCCGGGGCTTCCGCCTCGGCCGTCTCGGGGGCTTCGTTCTCCTCGCCTTCGTCTGTTTCGGCTTGCGCTTCTACAGGCTGGGGCGCTTCGGCTGTCTCGCTGCGGGACCGCTTCTTCTGGTTATCCTCTTGGGACAGAAGGCGCTCAAACCTTGCGGCAGCATCTTCAACGGTCGATCCGGGTCCATCCAGACTTGTCGGCGCGCCGTTATTCTCATCTGTCATGTTAGTCGTTCCTTATTCAAGACACAAGATCAAATCGAAAGCTCGGCTTGCCCGTTCCCCTTCTGGGATTTTTGGGCGCGTTCGGCCTTGGCCTTGTTCATTCTCATGTTGTCTATGAGGGCGTTCATGCGGTCTCGGAACATGCGCGCACCGCGCACGCGGTTGAACACGTCTTCTCTTTCCTCGACCGTCTTAAACTGCCCGGAAGACCAGAGGTCGATCAAACCCTTGTCCAGCTCGGCCATGACCACTCGGTAGGCGTCGCTGGTTAGGATAAATTCGGCCTCGGTCCCCATTCGGATTGCATCTTCGATGACTTCACTCATGCGTTACCCCCTATGCTTGCGCCAACGGGTTCTGCGACTGCTTCGCCAAAGGCGAGGGAGACGACGGGGCGCTTGGCGCGGCTTGCGGCCCCGGTTGATTTGACTGGATGCCAATGTTGGTAAGGACCTGCGCGCTCGTCGCCTTCTCACGATCCATGAGCGCGTCGGTCAGAGCCGTGATGTCTGGGCGTGGACGGTTCGTCATCGCCAGAATAGCGTTGACGTCGACCGGCGAACCATATTTTGCAGACAAGTCAGCCGAACGAAGAATGATGTCCGCCTCCAGTTTGTCGCGGCTCAAATCCTCGTCTAGTTGCAGCTTGGCCCGCTGTATCGCTTGGTTTTGGAGCTTGGCGAAGGTGTCGCTTTGGGCTTTGGCGAGTTCGACTTTGGCGAGAAGGACATTGGGGTCGACTTGCTGGGCTTTTTGCTGGGCTTGGGCTTGCGCAATTTGCTGCTCCATTTCCGGGGTGATTGGCGTGAAGAAACTATCCGGGTTTTTGAAACCCGCTTTCCGCACGAGCTGCGCCAAAGTGTTTTGATACTGGCCCAATTTTACGAGCGGATTGTCTAGGCCCAACTGCTGCAAGATCATTTCCTGCTTCTGCGCAATCGCGGACAGGAAATTCATCTGCTGGGCGTCGTCGCCGCGACCAAGCGCGACAGACACGGTGCAATCCATGTCTGCGTCCCACGTAGTCGGGTCGACAGGAACCCAAGACCCGCGCAATTTAACAAGCAAGGGCTGGTCTTGATGGCGACAAACAAGTTTAAGCAGGCCCGTAAAGAGCTGCTTCATACCTGTTTCAGCAAAGATGCGCGCCACGATTTCAATTCGCTCCTGCGCTGCGCTGATTTGAGCCGTAACCGCAGCTTTTGTTGTGCTTTGGAGCAAATCAGCATCAAGACCTTGACTTGCCGGGGTGACGCCAGTCCTTTGTGCTTTGACTTCATCGAGGTATTCCAGAACAGGCATGGCCTGTTGCCCAACGAACGGGGTGGATAGGTCTTGGACAGCACCGATCTGCCTCATGCGAATGATTGCGCCGACTTCCTTGTTTAAGACGTCGTCCATATTGACTTGGCCTTCGACGACGGCGGTCCGGGGGAACACCGTCTGCGCAAGGCTGTCCATCATGGCGCGCATGACGTGCGACTTGATCCGCTGCAAATCCATCGTGTCGTCCGCGACGGACAGACCAAAGATCGTGTGCGGTTCGGGGTTCGGGCAGAAAAGCGCAAAGGGCGCGTGGTCGACGACTTCATCACGCAAAACGTAACAACCGGACCCAATGCAATGGATACGACGCAGCTCGGCGATGCCATCGCCGTCTTTGTCGATCCGCATGTAGAGCTGCATATATTTGACGCGCGCCATTGACGGGTCTGGCGGATATGCCGGGAAACCGAAACCGGGATTGCGCTCGACTTCTTCGAACGTCCAATACCAGTTCTCATCCTGCCCCGGCGCGCCATGCTCGCGGATTTCGTCTTCGTCAAAGCCCATCTGCACAAGCTCGGACACCGTCACCATGTCGCGGTAGCCGACAAGATCGAAGAACTTGTCTGTGTCTCGCGCGCGGCGGTCGACGATAAAAGCCTCTGGCGGCAGCGAACGCACGCGATACTTGCGCTGCTGGTCGACCAGTTTAACCTTGATCTTGTATGTCTGGGCGTAAGGCGCGATGGCCGGTTCAGGGTCTACAGCTAAAAACTCCGCGTTAGGGTTGTTCTGCTGAAACATCAAAACTTCTTCTTCGGACAGGCCGGAGAATTGTTTTTCGATGACCCGATCTTCGCTTTCCGCCCACCAAGTCACGATGCCAAGTTTCTTGAGCAACGCGTCTTTGAAGGCGGAATACAAGACATTGAAACCGGGGTTCATGTCTTGGAAGATAAAGTTGATGGCGTCGGATGCTTGATCCGCAGCGGGAATTGCATCAGCGCGACGGGGGAGATATTCGACGACCTTCTCGCCCGACGTGAAAATACGCATGAGAGACGGCAGGATCGACTGGACCGTGTCTTTTACTTCGGTCAGGACGATCTGGCTGCGCCCGTCTTCCTCATCGCCAAACGGCGCACCGCGATAATATTCCGCAGCCGCGACGCGAGCTGGCGCAATATAGGTGTCAACGTAAAGTTCGGCCTGTGAGTAAGCCTGCGCGACGCGCGACTGGAATTGCACGTCGTCCAAAGGAAGAAACTCTGTGCGCGTCGGAGCTGGAGACGAAATATCGCTCATCTCCGGCTCCGGGCTTGTCTGGGTGTAGGAAGTGTTCGCCCCCTGCCCCGTGTTTCGCACGCCGTCCACATATTTAGGTCTCAAACGCGAGCCAGTGGCGTCAGCTCCACCGGCAGCAGCAAAGAGAGGACCGGCTTTTGGCGAACGGCTTGTATTGTCGATCCCGTCAATCGGGGGACGAGAAGATTTGCGACGACGGGGCATTGGGGGCTGCTCCTAGAGTGAAGGCTTAATACTTGTAGCGACCGAACGCGGAGTTCGAGACTTTGGCGTTCTCACGCTGCAAGACTTTCTTCTGCTCATTGGCAGAAGACGCATTGCCCCGCGCTTCGTTTTCAAAATGATCGTTGTAACGCGTGTCCGGCGTCAGCAATTCAGCCTTGCCCACAAGGTTCGTCGTGTCCTTGCGATAGGACGCTTCCGGGTCCGACTTTGAGCTTGAGGGCTGATTGACGCCATTCGGATTGGCGGAACCTTCAAATGCTTTCATTTTCTCGACACTCCTAAACAATAGAAACCCGACGTCGCAGGGGCTTACCAGGAACCCACGACGCCATTCTTCCCCCAACCATTGCGCCACGACCTGCAAAGGTCAGCGCCATAGCATCTGCATAATCGGGAGAACGACGAAGCCGCTTCTTCATTTCCGATTTGCTTTCGACTTGTAATTTTCCGCTCGACGTGAACGAATATTTTGGCGTGACTAAATCGGCCCGCAAATTCTCGTCGGATGGGATTTTGCAAGCACGCTGGGCGAGAAAATCTCGCAGCGATACCCAGAGTTCGTCTCGTAGCCGATTGGCCTTTGGGTTGAGAGCGGAGACCTCTGATACATTGACATCACGGACAGGTTGCTCCAGCTCGCGTAAACGATCAGCGAGACCAGCGCCGAGACCAATGCTATCCACGTTAATTTCAATAGGCTTATGAATAGACGCTTCATTGACGATGGCCCCGCACAAAGACATCAAGTCCAGTCCACGCCATTGCTTGAAGAACAGGACGACGTTTCCTTGTCTGGCGCAGAGGACGGCGGCGTCGTCGCCAAATCTTGCAGGGTCAACGCCGAAGATAATCGGCTCGCCGTCATCCTGCGCGATGTCTCTTGTGACGGCGGCGTCGACCAATTCCGCTGGGATAAGCGTGTCGTCGTCGGCGAGGGGAAATTCACCAAGGACGCGGACCCGGAAGGCGTTTGAGAGTTCGCCATAGGTGTCTCGGATTTGCTTGACGAAGTCTTCCGTAACTCGTGGGCTTGTGACGCACGAGACGTGCATCGTCTTCCACTCGGTTCGCAGCTCGTGGTGGGTCTTATAAAAGAGACCACTTGAACGCGTCGGGTTTCCAATCAGGATCGTCGTCGCCGCGTGGCCCGACATAGAACCCGCCGCGCTCTCAAACACGGCTTCTTCGACGGCGGACGCTTCGTCCACGATCAACAGCACGTTATCCGAATGGACACCGGCCAGCGCTTCGGGCTTTTCCTTGGAGCTTGTGCGCGCAGAAACGAAGGACGCTTCGGGGGACGACCGCAGGACAATTCTGTCGGACGTGATGTCGAACAGCTCCCGCATGAACTTCGGCAGCTTGTTGATCCAGAATTTTATTTCCGCGAACAAGGCGTCGTAGAGCTGGGGCGCGGTGGGGGCCGTGCAGACCACTTTCTGCGGGTATCTGGTGATTAAGTGCCAAATGACGGCCCAAGCACAGGCCGTCGACTTGCCGACGCCGTGGCCTGCACGGACGCTGATACGACGCTCGCCGTTCTTGATGTGGTTGAGAAATTCCTCCTGCCACGCGTCGGGCTGGGCTTGGAAGACGACCTTGACCAGCGCGACGGGGTCTTTGCGATAGCGCGCAACGAAATTGATGAACGGGTTATCTTGAGAGTTTGCGGGCGGCGTGGTCGCAGAAGTCGGCTGTGCAGGCGAAGACGCAGACGAGTAGGTAGCAGACGAAGCCGACGCTTGCGGCGCTGACGGCTGTGGCGATGAAAGCAGCGGAGAGGGCGCGGTC